ACATACTATGTCCAATTATATTTGACTCTTGCACTTCAATTCTTTTTATCTCTTCTAAATGACCATTGACATCTATGTAGATTCTAGCATTGGATATGGCATTACCCTTTTTGCCGTCAGTAAATTGGTCTAAGTATTCCTGTAGATGTTTAACAAACATTATTGACTTTATAGGATAGTTACCTTAAAAAGTCAATCATGGGAGTACCAAAGAGATTAACAGAAATGCAGCAAAGGTTCGCAGAGTTCTTAGTATTTGGAGGACCAGACGGACCTATGACTAAGACAGAGGCAGCTCTGGCTGCAGGGTATTCACCAAAACGTGCAAGGCAGGAAGGATCTGAACTTACAAATCCAAAGTTATCACCACTTGTTGTTAAATATATTGGTGAGTTGAAAGAAGAGAGACTGCGTAAACATGAAGTTACTTACGAGGGTCACGTTGCAGAACTTGCGAGGTTGCGTGAGGCCGCTTTGAAAAAAGGATCATTCTCTTCAGCAGTGAATGCGGAAGCAAACAGAGGCAAAGCAGCAGGACTATACATAGATAGAAAAATAATAAAAACAGGAAAGTTAGAGGACCTATCAGAACAAGAATTAGAAGCAAAGATGAAACAGATATTAGACGACTACGCACAGATAATCGATGTAACTCCATCTACAACTTCTGAATCTTCTTTACCCAAGCCCGAGGAATCATAGTACGATCACCAAACACATAACCATCTTCATCTTTATCATACGAGGCAAATAATTTTACAGACTCTTTGTCTTTCGAATATAGCCAACCTTCATTAACAGGTTTCGCTAATCTCATTTTGTTAAACTCTTTGTCAGTAGCCCAGCCAGAGTCACTGGTGCAATCCACCCACTCCACTCTGACTTTCGGATAAGGTAAATCGGGAGTGTTAATTGTAACGATACTTTTTCTTCTTTTCTTGGGCATAAAATTTTACTATCACATGTGCCTTAATCAGTCCAGCTGCCACATTCTTGACACAATTTAATTTTCGACACCTAAATGGGCAAAATTTTTTTTCTTGCGCTAAAAAAATAAAAAAACTGAAAAGGTATCGCAAATGCCAAAATCGACCTATAAGCGTTGGCATTCAACATTTATTTTTCGACACCCCCCCCCTCGCAAGGGTATCGCAAGGGTATCGCAAGTGTCGAATTTTTTGGTCCAAATAGTGAACAAACCCATGTCACCCTGAATTTGCGACACCTTTGCGACACCCAATCGACACCCATTCGATACCCCAGGTGTCGAATTATAAGATCTCTTTTGCCTTAATCTTGCCATAATGTAGCTCCATTACTGCCATCTTATCCTCGGCAGAAGATATCTTAGCTAACAACTTATCGACCTCACCAGTTATATCTGGATGCTCAGGTATGATAAGTTCTTGATCGCTATAGCATTTGATCTTGTACTTTGCGTCCTCGATCTCTGCCTCGTATCTCTTCATTAGAACCATTCTAATCTGATTATTCATCGTTGTCCTCCTCCATTGTTTCGTTACCTTTTTCGTCTTTGTATAATATCCATGACTTTTCACCGTCATAGTAGTATCCTGATATCTCACGCTCTATGTATAACATCCATGATTTACGCTCCATTAAAAAAATCCTCCGGGTTTAAATTTACTTTTGCTTTCTCTTTTTCATCATAAATTAGTTCATGATACATGTCCAATCTTTTTAAAAATTTATGTTTCCAAGACCGTAAATCAGCCCCAGAAACCTTGAACTCTTGGTAGTATAGGTCAGGTGTACATACCATTATCACACCCTGCTCGATGTTAGATCCATGCACATAATCATGTGCCATGGCGTATGCTGCTATCTGCAGTTTGTAATCGTCAATCCACTCCTCTTTCTTTGGTCTGTTCGACTGTTTAAAGTCAACCACAGTCTCTTTGTTATTATGCAGACAGACTAAATCAGTAGACCCAGCGTAAAGCCCAGGATAATACAGAGTGACTTCTGAACCGTACCACTCTTCAACCGGTGTGAGACCCACCTCGATAATTTTATTGGCCATGGCTTTCGCCTCCTGTCCGATCGCTGTAAGATCATCGTACCCAGTTCCGAGCACATGGTGCTCCAAGAATTTGTGCATAGCTGTCCCCCGATTACTAGATAGGTTTTTGATTCGCTCTGCTTCTGCTTCTCCAACTTTGGCCTTCCAATCTTTTATGAATTGTTGATTTTTGGTTTTGCCTAATATCGTAGTCACACTTGGAAGTCTAGTACCATTTACATCATAGAGCCGTGTTCCGTGGTCCTCGATCCGTGATGCATCGACATAGGTATACTTATCACTCTTCTTGATCGCCCGACCAATATTATGGTACTCTTCTATATCTTTATCGTCCATCATTTTATATTCTTTATCACGTAGTATATTATCATCAGTCCTATCGCCAGACAGATCATATTATAACCAAACATTCCTAATCCATACATTGTTGTCATTTATAATTTATCGCTATCGTTATTCTATTAGAATCTACCATCTGTCGTTCGACACAGTGATCAAGGTTTGAGCGAAATAATAACAACTTACCTTGAATAGGGTAGCTTTTATATATTTTCCAGGTGTATATGTTATTCTCATCAAACTCAGCATCAGAGGGTAGCTCATTTATCGGTGATTTAAATACAGTATTAGAATCTTTATCATCGCTTTTTAGATAGAAGATACCGCTAATAATATTAAAATTATGATTGTGATACTCTTGGGAGTCATTCTTATTATACACATTAAACCAAGCACAGCCCTTTTTTACATCAACCTTTTTTAATCCGATTGTCTTGGTATATATCATTACGTGCTCGTTAAAAAAATCTAGAAGTTTTTTAAAAAATTTATCCTTAAACAGATCATAAGTGCCACAAGTATTGTAGGGTCCACTTATCCAGTTACCACCACCACTTTTAACATTATCTTTTAATTCTACACATTTATCAATATACGGTGTCAGATCATCCTTGTAATAGGTTTCATAGATTGTTGTTGGAAAAAGATTTACAACTGTCATGTATTAAATTTTTTTGCTTTAATATATTTAGGAGCAAATTGTTTTAAATTATTTAATGGTGCTGAATCATGAAAATTACCGCTAACAGATATTCTTGTGCATTTAGATCTATACGGTGCAACATGATGTTTTAGCCATGCAGGAAATATAAACATATCTCCCGCCTCTGGAAAAAAAGTCTGATATGATACACAATCTCTTGGTCCTTCACCCCACACAAATTGTATGCCACCAGGTCCACAAGATCTACCAATATATTTTTTATTCTCTTCTTTTAATTTATCAGGTATCTGCAGATAGATCACAAAAGATAATTTACCATCATGATCATGTGGTGGATTATAATCATGTTGTCTTTGATAATTTATCCACAGTGATGATAGTATATACTCAGGTGGTTTATCATATACTTTATTAGTAAATCTTTGATATGCCTGATCGTAGACACCAATATATTTTGATAACGTTGGTAATATTAAATCCATAGCTTTTTTATCGTAGCCCACCTCTTTGTGTAAGATGCCTGCCAGACTATCAGTCATGTCTCTGGTGCATTTATCACCTTCGTCTAATAAAAGTTTTCTAAAATCATCTTTTATTTTTACTTTTATTACACAAGGTCCCCAGTTAAATGTTTGTACTTGTACTTGATCGTTAGTCATGTTTCCTCCTTTTTATTTTATTATACCACGATACGTCTCTACCATTTTCAAGACACCAGTAGTAATGACTTTCTAAAACTTTCCACGATAATCTTTCGTCTGGTTTCATAATTTTCTTTTTAACTCCTCAAGATATTCAAAGTTCTCTTTGTTTCTAACCATCTTCTCGTGCTCCAATCTCTGTTTCTTTTTTAAAATAGAGGCCTGCTTCTGCCATGCCCAGGTATTGATTTTACCTGACCAACCCATAACCCATAAATAAAATTTAAATATCATTCTAAACTCATCGCCTCTTTGTATTGTTGTAAATTAATAATCTTTCCATTCATGGTTTTACCACTACCACTGTAATGTTCAATAATTTTCATGATCTTTGGTAGCTTTGTGTGCGCCCATGGCCAGATCAATGTGCATACATAATATGCATCTCTGAATGTGCATCGCCATTTGTATTGTTTTAGAAATGGTGTGCCATCTTTTCGTAGACCTTTGCGTGGCTTGTGGTTGAAGGTTCCGCATCCCAATACCTCATGCACCCACATTATCACAGATTTATCTGTCATGGTTATTTCCATACTAATACGCCATGCGTTTGCCATTCTATAGCCCTCACCTTTGTGTTTCTTTTTCTTCTCTTTTACTTTCTTATAGTAGATACTGCCCTCTCCATCAAAAAGTCCTGCGATATATGCTCTGTCAGTTTCTGGTATCATTTGTAACTCATCCATACTATCCAAACCAATGTTATCACAAAACATATTATCAACACGTGATTACCAAGATTAGCAACGCTCTTGCCAACTGTCTCTGAATTCTTTGGATCTATGATTTTATTTATTTTCATATTAAAAATAATTAATGTTTATGTTGACTCTCACATTTTCATCAGTGCAATTAGTGCTATTGTGTAAAATATTTGCTGGAAAATAAATCCCTGTATTTTCAACTGATGGTATGGTTTTATCTTTTCCTACTCTAGTAAAACCATTACATGTGTTAAGTGATATTAAAAATGTTTTACATTTAAATTCTGTGTCTGTGTGTTGGCCATATTCTATTAATTTATTATTTTTGGTAAACATATTTACTTTTGCCCTGTGTAAAGCTTTTACATTTAATTTATTTAGTATTGGTTCTATTAAAGGAAACAAGGGACTAAAGATTCTGTGATTACTGTAAATCATATGTATAAAATAAAACCCATCATTAGCACCAGGATCAGATACTTCTGAAGCGTAGTAAAAATCAGCTCTAAAAGCTGTCTCTTTTAATTTTTTAAAATCTTCAATATCTAAAAAATTATTTACTACTTTTATCATGTGTCATTATCCATCTTACCATTGACGTTGCGGGATCAAAGCCGTCAAACTTTATATCTTTAGTGCAGCTTGTTGTTAGGACCATAGTCACCAACATAGTTAGCATCAATTGTCTCATAAAACTCTCCTTCCGAGTCACAGTCCCAGCACTGATGCACTGTCTCACCAAACTCTGTTGCTACTTTTAAATACCCATTACCTTTGCAAGTAGGACATATCTGTAATGTTATTCTAGCTTTTTTTAACTTTACCATTTAACTTTCTCACTTTTTCGTTTGCTAAAGACTCAATGGTTTTTGCTACAGATAATTTTGCATCGGGCAATAATACCTTTGATAACTTATCTAATGTAGCGTATGTTTCTTTTGTTAGAGAAACATTTTTATATTTTAACATGTTTGTCATGCTTGTTTCCTTTCGTAATTAAAATGATAATATAGGATTTTTTATAGGATTGTCAATGAAAATATTAATGAGTTTAATTATTTGTTCTAGTATTGCAGGTGAATGCATGCCTCCATACGAGTGGCCTGAAACATTTAGAAGTAAATACGATTGCCTACATTTTGGTTATGAAGAATCACAAAGAAAATTAGAAGAAGT